GGTCGTCCTGCAAAGAAAGCTGCGGGGGCTAAGATGACTGCTGCGCAGAAGAAACTGCCAGCTGCACTTCAGAAAAAAATTATGGCTTCAAAGAAGAAAAAGTAAATGACTAAGAAAACACCTGCATGGACACGCAAAGAAGGTAAGAACCCATCGGGCGGTTTGAATGCGAAAGGTCGCGCTTCTTATAAGGGCGGCACATTGAAAGCCCCTGTCAAGTCTGGTGATAACCCCCGCCGAGCCAGTTTCCTTGCGCGTATGGGAAACATGAAAGGCCCAGAGCGGGATGAGAAGGGGCGTCCCACGCGGTTACTCCTCTCCCTGCGTGCGTGGGGCGCTTCTTCGAAATCTGATGCTAAGTCTAAAGCTGCTGCAATTTCTAAGCGTAACAAGGCGAAAGCGTAATGGCTGGCTTTGACGGACTTGGGGGAAGTAGAAGCCAAGGTGGGTTTGGCGGGCGCGGGCGTGACTATGATGGCCCATCGAAGCAAACAAAGAAGCAAACAAAGACGATTGCCAATGAAAAGAAAAACGCAATGGCAAAGACTACTAGCACAGCTAGTAAGTCTTCACTTAGTCCGGGGCAAGCTACAGCAATGTTTGGTCAAAAGCTTGGCGCACAGATATCTGGCATTAAAGGCATTACTGCTGAAGCTGGATCGAACCTTGCACAGCGTATGAACATTGGTCAGCTTAAGATGCAGGTAGACTCGTCGATTGATAGTGATATTGGCAAGATGCTTGCCTACGGCCCACTCGCTGCTGCGCTAGATACACTTGGCAAATTTTCTGTAAAGAATGTTTTGAATGAGATCATCGCTGGCACTGGCAAGATGGTCTACAATGACAACGGGCAAATCACTGGCGTTGCCAAAGACGGTAGAATGATTGCTGGATACGGTTTGGAACGACCGGGGCCGCAAGGTGATGGCCCCAGTAAAGGCACTTTCACCAGCGCAAAGAGTACAGAGGTTGGCAAAGAATCTAGTGTCAACACATCTGTAGACTCTGGATCTAAAGCTTCGTTAATCCCCGTAAGTAAAGTAGGTGGCACACCAGATTCATCTGGGTCTGGACGACGCTCAATGTTTGGAAGGAAGGTGCGCTAATGTCCAAGGTCAACGAAGCTGGCAATTACACAAAACCGTCAATGCGAAAGAGCTTGTTCAATCGGATTAAAGCTGGCGGCAAAGGCGGTCGCCCCGGTCAATGGAGTGCGCGTAAGGCGCAGATGTTAGCCAAAGCTTATAAAGCAAAGGGCGGTGGATACACATCATGAAGAAGCCGCAGAAGTCATTAGTAAGCTGGACGAAGCAGAAGTGGCGCACCAAGTCAGGCAAACCATCTACGCAAGGTTCGAAAGCAACAGGGGAGAGATACTTGCCAGCTAAAGCGATTAAAAATATGTCGGCATCTCAGTACGCCGCATCAACGGCAAAGAAACGTAAAGATACTGCGGCTGGCAAACAGCATTCAAAGCAGCCAAAGTCAGCAGCAAAGACTGCAAAGAAATACAGATGAGTGCCTTCTTACATATGCTCAAACCAGAAGAGCGTGAGATACTGCGCACTGTAGTTAAGCGTGTTCATTTCTCTCATTATCCCAAAGATCACTGCACCGATTATGAAGCAGACAAGCTTATATCATCTATCGGCCCTGACGTAGTTGAAACGATGATTAAGATCGGCAAGGACTACAAGGTAAATGAAATTTAAATACAAGCCTGATGGCGAAGTCCTCAAAGCTTTCATGAAGGATGATACATTCTTTCGTGGCATTCGCGGCCCTGTTGGTTCCGGCAAATCTGTTGGTTGTTGCGTTGAAGTGTTTAGACGCGCACTACAGCAAAAGCCAAATGAAGAGGGTAAGCGGAAAAGCAGATGGGCAATCATCCGTAATACAAACCCGCAGCTTCGCACTACTACTATCAAGACTTGGCTTGACTGGTTTCCAGAACAAGAGTGGGGCAAATTTCAATGGTCTGTGCCATATACCCACTGGATTAAGAAAGGCGATCTTGAGTTAGAAGTTATCTTCCTCGCTCTTGATAGGCCGGAAGATGTTAAGAAGCTATTGTCATTAGAGCTAACTGGCATCTGGATTAATGAAGCAAGGGAAATCCCAAAGTCAATCATTGATGCTTGCACAATGCGTGTTGGCAGATACCCGTCTATGCGTGAGGGTGGGCCTTCATGGACTGGTGTGATTGCAGATACAAACGCGCCAGAAGAAGATCACTGGTGGCCTATCATGTCTGGTGAAGTTCCGATACCTGACCACATTAGTAAAGAAGAAGCCAAGATGATGGTGAAGCCAGACAACTGGCGTTTCTTTACCCAACCTGCTGGCATGGTTGAGTCAAAAGATAACGAGGGCAATGTAAAAGAATACAAGCCAAGTAAAGATGCTGAGAACCAGAAGCATATGCTGGCAAGCTATTATACCAACCTTGTGCAAGGTAAGGGCAAAAGCTGGATTGATGTTTATGTAATGAACAGGCTGGGGGCGATACAAGATGGCAAACCTGTTTATAATATGTTCGCGGCAGATCAGCATGTTGCGAATGAAGAGATTCCTGTGGCTGATGGTATGCCTGTGTTTGTTGGTTTGGATTTTGGCTTAACGCCAGCTGCAGTGTTTGGTCAGAAGGTCAGAGGCCGCTGGCTTATCTTGCAAGAGATTGTAGCGTTTGACATGGGCATTGTTCGCTTTGCTGAACTGCTGCGCCAAGAGGTTGCTGTGCGGTATGGCAACTGCGAGATCAATATCTTTGGTGATCCAGCTGGTGATTTCCGTGCGCAAACAGATGAGTCAACTCCGTTTCAAGTGCTGCGCGGTGCTGGTCTAAGAGCTAGACCAGCCCCAAGCAATGACGTTTCGCTGCGTTTAGAATCTGTAAGTGCATCGCTAACTCGTATGGTTGATGGCTTGTCTGGCTTCTTAATTGATCCGCGCTGCAAGGAATTGGTTAAGGGATTTGAGGGTGGGTATCAATATCGCCGCATACAAGTATCTGGTGAGCGATATGATGATAGGCCAGAGAAGAACCGCTTCTCTCATATCCACGATGCGTTGCAGTATTTAATGCTTGGCGCTGGTGAAGGGCGCGGTGTTCTCGGAAACAATCAACCCCAGCGCGTTGTACAAGCGCGGCGTGACTTCGATGTATTCAACAGACAACCAAAGCAACGCAGACAGGGGCTTTGGTCACGCATGTAATTTTGTGCGTTGTAATGCATTAATGCAGGGGTTACATCTAGGATTGCATATTATTTGAGGTAGCCATGTGCATTTTTAAAAGTCCAAGAGCGCCAGCACCAGACCCAGCTGTGGAGGCTGAGCGTCAAGAACGTAAGGAAGCTGAGACAGCTACAACTAAAGCCAACAAGCAAGCAAACTTACAAAAAGCTGTAACAAATAAGAAGAAGGGTGGCAGTGCTACACATTCTTTGTTGTCAGGCTCTGGCGGCGGTATCGGCTTCTATAACGAGTATCTGTAATGCATGATGGAATTGCGAAGGATTATCTACGGCGTTATGACAAAGCTCTGGCTCATCGTCTTAACTTTGAAGCGTTGTTTGATGAGTGCTACGAGTACGCTCTTCCGCAACGAGAAGGTTTTACAAAGCTTACAGCAGGTCAGCGAAGAGATGATCGCATCTTTGACGAGACTGCTGTTGTCGGTACTCAAGAGTTTGCATCACGCTTGCAATCGGGTTTGGTTCCGAACTTTGCGCGATGGGCAGACTTGGTTGCTGGTAGCGAGGTGCCGAGTGATCAGACTGAGGCTATTGATAATCAGCTTGAAGAGGTTACTGAATACGTCTTTCAGGTATTGCAGAACAGCAATTTTGGACAAGAAGCCCACGAAGCATTCCTTGATCTTGCTGTGGGAACAGGCTGTTTGCTGGTTGAAGAAGGTGATGCGCTTAACCCGATAAGGTTTAATGCCATCCCGCTACCGCAACTGGTTCTTGAAAACGGCGCAGATGATCGCATTGATCATGTGTATCGTGAGCGTGAGTTGCGCAACAAAGACATATTGATTGCTTACCCTAACGCTATTCTTTCCAAAATGATGATGGAAAAAATTGCAAAGGCTCCCGACACCAAGACCAAGATTATCGAAGTAGTTTGCAGACTCTACGACAAGCCTAACCAAGAGCGTAATGCTTTCTATGTCATCTGCAAAGAAACCCAAGAATTAATTCATCAGGATATATTTGAAGGTGCTGGCTCAAATCCTTTTGTGTGTTTCAGATGGTCAAAGGCAGCGGGTGAAGTCTACGGGCGCGGCCCACTTGTCAACGCGCTTAGTGCGATTAAAACAACTAACCTCACGATTGAGTTGGTTCTTGAGAATGCGCAGATGGCTATCTCTGGCATATACCAGATGGACGATGACGGAGTAATAAACACAGACTCTATTAATCTGGTTCCCGGAACCATCATTCCAAAAGCTCCTAACTCTCAGGGCTTGCAGCCAATCCGTGCTGCTGGTTCGTTTGATGTTGCAAATCTTATTCTTGGTGACATGCGCAACAATATTAAACGTGCATTGTATAATGATATGTTAGGCGACCCCAACAAAACACCAGCAACAGCAACCGAAGTTGCAGAGCGCATGGCTGATCTATCTCGCCGTATCGGTTCTGCCTTTGGCAGATTGCAAGCTGAGTTTGTTCAGCCAGTGTTGCAGCGCGTTGTTTTTATTTTGAAGAAGCAGGGGCGCATCGATGTCCCAACATTAAATGGCAGAGACGTAAAGGTTCGCTCAGTATCTCCATTGGCACAGGCGCAAGCTAATCAAGATATTGCATCAGTAGATCGTTTCTTAGAAATGGTTGGTGGTCGATTTGGGCCACAGATGGTGAACCTGCTTGTCTCATCAGAAGAAGCATCAGCTTACTTGGCGAAGAAGTTTGGTGTGCCGGATAATCTAATCCGTGACTCGCATGAGCGTCAGGCTCTTGCGCAAGCTATGCAGCAGATGTCTGCACAGCAGCAAGGCATGGAACCGCCAACGCAGGGGTAATCTATGAACAAACTCAGATTGGATGGGTTTGCTAGAGGTGATGAGGAAGACAAACGTGTGTCGCTAGATATAGCGGCATTGTTTGCGTCACCTACTGGCGGCTCCGTTCTAAAGTATTTGCGCTCGATAACCATTGAAGCAGTCAATGGCCCGAACGTAACGGACGCTGAACTTCGTCATATGGAAGGGCAGCGGTATCTTGTGGGGCTGTTAGAGCGCCGCATCAAACATGGACAGAAGGTAAAACAAGATGAGTGAAACAGATAATGTAGAAGCAGAAGGCTCAATGCTTTCAGCCGAAGCACCTGTTGACGGTAGCCAATCTGGAACCGTGGATAGGCCGGAGTGGCTGCCAGAAAAGTTTAAGACGCCAGAAGATTTGGTGACTTCATACTCTTCATTGGAAAGCAAGCTTGGCAAAGGCGAAGAAGAATTACGCAAAACTCTTGCAGAAGAAATGTTGCAAGAGACATACAAAGACAGACCAGAGACTGTTGGTGACTATCAACTGCCAGAAATCTTAAACGATGAAGAAGCTGTCGATAATCAACTTTTAAATTGGTGGTCACAGTTTTGTTACGATCACGGGTATGGGCAAGACAAGTTTGCCGATGGCATTCAAAAATATGCAGAAGCATTGAATGGTGACATGCCTGATCTTGATGCCGAGCGTACAAGGCTTGGCGAGAACGCAGATGCGCGTATTGAGTCTGTGCAGCTGTGGGCAAATAAGTTTTTTGATGAAAGCCAGATGGGCGCTCTCGAAAGATTAGGACAAACGGCAGAAGGTATAGAAGTCTTGGAAAAGGTTATGGACGCATTAAAAGGATCAGGCATTGACAGTAATGCTGAAGCAAGCGCTCAGCTAACTGAGAATGATCTGCGTAGCATGATGAATGATGAGCGCTATTGGAAGCAAGGAGCCAGAGACACAGCATTTATAAAGCAGGTGCAAGATGGCTTCTCTAAACTTTACAGGTAGCGGTCAATACAATGAGATAGACATTGTTAAGTCTACCTCAGATCATTCAAGTTACTTGCAGCACACTCTGCGAAATACAGATCTGCGTGAATGCATGATCGCTGGTGCAACGCCTTGGAGGGCGTTGCATCTCCCTCTCTCAATAAAGGGAGCGGAAACATATACCGTACTGTCAAATGACAAACCAATATGCATGTTTGGCACGGTTCCAATAGACAATGAAGAAGCCACTATTGCATCTATATGGTTGTTGGGCAGTTACGATCTTAACGATCACAAAAGAACATGGATGCGTCTTACACATCCTGTCTTTGATTACTTCCAAGAAAAGTATGACATCCTAGAAAATGTAGTTCCTATCGACCACGAAAAAACAATTCGCTGGTTACAGTTTGCTGGCTGTTTGTTTTCAAACACAGCGACCGTTGTGAATGGCTACCCTGTAGCAAGATTTGTGCGTTGCGCATATGACATAGAAGTGTCATTTGAAGAGGATGAACGGCCTATTTCTAACTGACAGCCCCGACAGGGATAACTGGACGACGAGCGGAATGGACAACCGGAACGAGTGTAATTTTAACTTTGATATAAGGACTGTAAAAAATGGCGAATACAATTGATGTAGCCTTCATTAAGCAGTTTGAGTCCGAAGTTCACATGGCTTATCAGCGCATGGGTTCTAAATTGAAGAACACTGTCCGCAATAACAATGTGAGTGGTAGCGTTGTTCGTTTCCAAAAGATCGGCTCAGGCACAGCTTCAACTAAAGCGCGTAACGGTAATGTGACTCCAATGGAGCTTGTACATACTACCGTAGAAGCAACCATGGCTGACTTCTATGCAGCTGAGTTTATCGACAAGTTGGATGAATTGAAAACCAACATCGATGAGCGTCAGGCTGTTGCTAAGTCATCTGCTGCTGCTCTTGGTCGCAAGACTGACGAGATCATCTACACAGCATTGGACGCTGGTGCAAACGCAACACAGATCAACGATACTGGTAGTGCGATTGGAAAAGCTGACATCCTTACACTGTTTGAAACCTTCGGTGCAGCAGACCTGCCAGAAGACGGACAGCGGTATCTGGCTATGTCACCTGCTGGTTTTGCTGACTTGTTTAATATCGACGAGTTTGCATCATCCGATTATGTCGGTGATCAGAACCTGCCGTTTGCTGGTGGTATGACCATGAAGCAATTCATGGGCTTTAACATCTTCTCAACTTCAGCAATCACTGCTGGTAAGAACATTGCTTACCACACATCTGCTGTTGGCCTTGGTATCAACTCAGACGTTAAGACTGAGCTGAACTATGTGCCTGAGAAAGTTGCACACCTTGCAACTTCAATGATGTCAATGGGCGCTGTTGTTATCGATGATAACGGTGTCTATGAAGTCCTCGACGACAATACATAAGGATGTGGGGAGGGGCAGAAGCCCCTCCCTCAACTTAATATATGAGTACAGCAGCAAATTCAGCAATTGATATAGCGGCAAGAGCATTAACGCTTATTGGCGCTAACCCTATTTCTTCTTTTGCTGACGCTAGTACCGAAGCAACTATAGCTAACAACATGTATGAAGATGTGGCTCGCTCATCTCTTTGTGCTACTCGTTGGCGCTTTGCTACTAATCAAGCGCAACTTAATGCATTGACCGCCACTCCTACTGGGCGTTTCGATATAGCGCATCAATTGCCAAACGATTTGCTGATGTTACATGCAGTAACTGTGAACGACTTACTTGTTCAGTATTCTGTATATGGTGACAAAGTGTTTTCGGATACTACCGCGAGTGATGTGGTTGTTGCTGATTACACATTCCGTGCAAGCGAAGTTGATTGGCCTTCTTATTTTACATTGGCTGTGCAGTTTCAACTGGCAGCAATCTTTGCATCATCGATTGCAAGAGATGATGGCCTCACACAAGTCATGGAAACAAAGGCTGATCGCCTTATGGCAAAGGCTAGAAACTTAGATAGCCAACAGCAAACAACAAGAAAGCTAGTTACGAATAGGTTTAGAACTGAAAGGTTAAGTTAATGGCGAGGATAAGAGTGCCGCTGACTAGCTTCGATTTCGGAGAAGTCAGCCCGTCATTGACATCACGAACCGATGTTTCAGTTTATACTCATGCTGCTGCGCGTGTGCGCAACTTCTTTATCAAATCAGAAGGCGGTGTTGAGAAACGCAGCGGCACACAAAACTGGTACACTTTCAATAATACATATTCATCAAGCTTAATTGGATTGCAGGTACGCATTGAGCCGTTCATCTTTAGCGATGATGAGCGGTATATTATTGCATTCAGTGCTGGTGAAATTGATATCTTTATACTTGATCCTGCTAACAGCTTTCAGCCTACACATATTCAAAACATAACTGCTGATGTAAACAGCGCAGCCCTGCCTTGGACACAAGCGCAGGTGATAGAACTGTCGTTTGCACAACAGGCTGACGTTATGTTTTTGTGTCATAGGTTGTACCCAACACAGAAGCTTGTGCGCACAGGACTGCAAACATTTCAAATAGAGCCATTTGAATTTGAAGAATCAACTGATGGCAATCTAATATTCCAGCCATACTTCAACTTCCAAGGTAACGGTGTAACGATTACATCTAGTGCAACAACTGGATCAACAACACTGACAACAAGTGCTGCGTATTTTGAGGCAAATCATGTCGGTGTAAATTTACGAATTGGTGATACTGATGTTCAGATTACCGCTGTAACTAACAGCACTACAGCCACTGGTTCAATTAGTGGTGCAATCAGACAGCAACTAGATATCGATGCGTTAGAAACAATCCAAGGGTCAAACAAGGTTCTGGTTACTCATGCACTACATGGGCTGGCTCCTAGTGCAAGCATATCTATAGATCGCGCGTCTAGTATTGGCGGTTTGTCTGCTGGAAACCTTAATGGCACTCGTACAGTTAGTGCTGTAATTAACGAGAACGTATATGAGATTACAGCTGGCGCAAACGCAACAACGAGTGCTGTTGGTGGTGGCTCTCCTCGTATTCAAACTGGTGCTGCTACTACTAAATGGGAAGAGCAATCATACTCATCTTTGCGTGGCTATCCTAGCACAGTTACTTTTCATGAAGGGCGGCTATGGTTTGCTGGATCATTAGCGCAGCCATCAAATCTGTGGGCATCAAAGAGTAACAACTACTTTAACTTTGATATTGGTGATGGCGAAGATGATGATGCTATTGATCTGTCTGCAAACGTAGGATCGTTCGATCAGATCAGGCACCTTATATCTAATCGTGATTTGCAAGTGTTTACTTCTGACTCTGAATTTTATGTGCCATCGTTTGCAAACAGTCCAGTTACGCCAGCTACTGCACAGGTAAAACGCCAGACACCATTTGGTGCTAACTTTGTAAAGCCTGTACCGTTTGATGGTGCGACTTTGTATGTACAAAAGACAGAGAGCGCGATCAGAGAATACATCTTCTCAGATACTGAAGGTGCGTATGTTTCAACAAACATATCTACCTTGTCTCCGCATTTGATTCGTAATCCAACTCAACAAGCTTTGATCAAAGGAGCTTTGAACAAGCCAGAGAGTTATGCGTTCTATGTAAACAGAGATGGAACCATTGCGGTATTCTATTCGCTGCGGTCTGACAAGAAAGCTGGTTGGAGTTTATGGGACACACAGGGCAAGTTTCACAGCATCTGCTCTGTTGGTGAAAGATTGTTTACAGTAGCTGTTAGAGACAACGGATCTGGTACTGATACATTCTATTTGGAAGAGTTTAACAACTCCATGCCAATGGATCATTGTAATCTATACACTGGGACTGCTGGTGTGTTGTCAGGATTAGACAGTGACTTTTCAAATGGTGCTAATGTCAAAGCTGTTAGCGGTACAGATTATCTTGGCGCATATACGGTTGCTAATACTGAGGTAGATGTTTCGGCTATCGATGCTGCTGTTACATCTGCTTACGTTGGCTATTCATTTATTCCAGAATTGAAAACACTTCCTATCGATGGGCAGGTTAGTAACGGCCCCCTTACTGGAACACCACGCAGAATTACATCTGTAATCCTAGACTTGTTCGACACATTGTCTGTGTCTGTTGATGGCACTGACATGATTATTCGTAATGTGAATGATGACTTTGCTTCGGGGCGTTCTTCGTTCTCAGGCAAAAAAGAGTTCTTTGTTCTTGGCTTTAGCCGTGACCCGCAAGTAACGATATCACAAACTGTACCATTAGACTTGCAGCTTAACGGCATGGTGCTAGAGGTGGCGTTCTAATGGCTGATCCATTTACCATAGGCTTAATGGCCTTTTCTACTTTGTACTCAATGAAAGCTGCATCTGATCAGGCATCGATGCAAGCGCAGCAATATGAGCAAGCGCGTAAAGATGCAATCCTGCAAGGCAAGGAACGGCATAACCAAGCCATATCTAATATGTCTGCTCATCTATCAGCCAACAATGCAATGGCTGGCTTTATGTCTGGTGACAACAGAAGCATCAATCGCATTAGAGAAAAGATAAAGCGTGATGCTGCAACTGATGCTGGTCGCATCAATGCAAGCACTGTGGCTGCTGCTTCTCAGAACAGATTGGCAGGACAGATTGCTGTGCTTCAAGGCAGGAACAGAAGCACGGCAAGTCTAATTGATGGCGTGTCATCTGCCTATGCACATGCATCATTGTTCAAATAGGTGACACATGGTTGGCGTTATTAAATCTAAAGGCCCACAAGAACAGACTAGAGCAGCTGGTGTTCTGCAAATAAACACAGGGGCTGATCAGGTTGCGTCTGCTATTGGACGCGCTGCTGATCGTGTTGGTCAGGTTGCTTATCAAAAGTTTGAAGATGAGCAAACCGAACTTGGCAGACAAACTGCCAAGAACATGAAGATGCGTGATGTTGACGGTAATATTGTTTATACAGACCCAACACAAGATATGAGCCGTGTTGCGCGTAACGCAGCAAGACCAATCATTGAGGATAATTATCAACGACAACTAGCTATCGATTTTGATGGCGCATTACTTGATCTTCGGCGTGATACAGCAGCGCATCAAAACAATCCTGAGAAGTTTAGAGAGCTTGCGCAGCTGAAGCTTGAAGGAATGATGAATGCCATTCCGCAAGATTTTGCTGGGGTTGGCTCTGCTGTTCTTGACCGTGTTGGTGCTGAACGCACTATGGAACATTACAATCAATTAACACGCGCCAAGATAAGAGAAGAAGAAGCGGTTGCCATTAGCAACATGGCTATTGATATCGGTGATGATATCAAAAACATATCGGCTCTGATTAGAAGTGGCGATGCAGACATTGCCAAGGATGTGGCTGGGAGTGCGCGGCGCAAAGCTGAATTAGTTATTGGTATGGGCGGCACACTGCAGCAGCAGAAAGCTTTAATCCGCTCTATCGATACTGTTGTATATGGCGAAGCTGCTACAGCTACTGCCAATGCCATGATTGATGAAGGTCTTTATGAATTGCTTGACCCAATGGCTGAAGCTTTTGAGGGCGGCAGAGTTCTTCGTGCTGATATGGAGATCGAAGTCAATGGCGAGAAGACAACGCTTGGTGCTGCCTTTAATGCTAGGGGCATATCAGATGAGGCTCTTGCTAACA